ATAAATTTATCATGGTCAGCAACACCCACAGGGTTTTGTAAAAATGTATCTATTGTTGCAGTATGTTCAGCTTCATCAGCTTCATACCTTTTCTTTAACGCATGTAACCAAGCAATCATATTATAACTCCGAGTTAGATATTTTGTTTTTAACCATTGCTTGATAAGCAGGGTCTTTAGCATATCTAGGGTCAGACATAGCTTGTGTAACTTCAGCCCAAGATGCGTAACCTTGTTCAGGAGTAGGCGTAGCTCTGCCTTGTGTTAAAGAAGGTTCTGAACCATTTGCTGATTCATACTTAGCTTTAAGACCATCAACTGCTAATTTAACAGTGTCCATATCTTTACTGTTTACTGCTGTGTTATATGCTTTTTTCTCACCATCAGACATATTACTTGCCGCCCATTCAGCCATTTCTGTGTAGGCTTCATCACCACCTACCATATTTTTAACGGTTGAAGTTTGTTGGTCACCAATAGCTTTTTGTCCTGCAATAAATTGGTCAACATATTCTTTTGGAATACCTGACTTTTCTAATGCGTCATAAGATTTATCATCTAGTTTACCATTTTGTGCATACTCATCAGCTAAACTATCCATGTTTAAACCTGCATTTTCAACAGCTTTTTCAGCTATATCTAATTCACCTTTTTGTTCTTCTTTAGGTTCTTCTTCTTTTAAAGTTGCTTGATTAACTGGGTCAACTTCTTCTGTTTTTGGAGATTGTTCACCAAGTTTTTTTTCAAGTTCCGAATAACTTTTTGCCAAATCTTCAACTGACTTAAATTTTTCTGGTAAACCTTGAACACTTTGTGTAGACTGTTTCTCCTCTACTGGCTTTTCGCTAGTAGTTTCTGGTTGTTTTATTTCTACTGTTTCTACCATTTTTTATTCCTCTATTGTGGTTGTGGTTTAGTTGCATTATTAGCAACAGGTGCTACAGCTTTCTCAGCCATTTGCATCATTTGCTCATTTTGCATTTGCTCTTCTTGAGCTTCCTGTTCTTGTGCCATTTGTTCTTGTGACTTTATTAAACCTTCAGTTTCAATTCCTAAACCAGTAGCAATACGCTTAATTAAATCGTCTGGGTTTAATGACTGCACAACAGCAGGATTTATTTGAGCTAAGTTACCTATCTCAGCTACAAATTCTCTTAATTTTTGTAAATCATTTCCTCTACCTAATGCTTCAATACCAGTAATAATTGTAGGTCTTACTGATTTTTCAGGTAATGATGGTATTTCATTTGCTTGTTCCATTCTTTTCATAAGAATAGTTACTAATGGTAATTGAAATTCTTGTGATAATAAAGAATATATACCACCCATTGCTGTTTCTAATTGTTCAGCCATGTATCTAATTTCTTGAGCAGTCACACGTTCAGCATTTCTTTGTATTGCTGTATGTAATAAGAAAGCAAATGATAATCTTTCTTCTAATTTTTGTATACTTCTTTCTACAACTTGTAAATCATATTGTTTTTCTGCTTGTAGTACAGACACATCATCTCTGCTTCCTGTAATGATGTCACCATTTCTACTTAATGATAAATCTTTTTTTCTAGTCACTGCATTTGGTCTTACCATAAATACTACTTTACTTGAAGCCGCCGCAGATTCTACTAATGCTTGAGACAATCCTTCTAATGATTTTAAATCTCCTAAAAATTCTTCTACATATCCTCTACCATAGTCTTCATTATCAACTCTAACCATTCTTAGAGCTTGGTAAGGCATACGTTCTTTATTAAATGTTCCAACAGATTCAGGCATTTTAATACCATTAACTTCTTGACAAACATAAAATTTCTTATCGTCTAATTTATATATGTGAGTATATAATTCTATCTCTTCATCTTTTTTATATTCAGGGTCAGCTATAACTTGTGCCGCTATTTCTTTACCTAAAGCTAATATACTTAATTTTTCTTGTATAATTATTTCACAAACATTACCTGAACTATCTCTTTGACAAACATATTGATGTAAAGGAAATACTCTCATGCTTCCTTTTTTAGGTAAATAAGTTAGTACATTACCAGACACTATCAAATGTTTTAATGCTTCAAATACAGATACTCTTAAAGCAAGTTGTTCAATTTTATTTGATACTTCTTTTTCTATAACAGCTAAAGATTTTTCTACATCAGATTTTATTTCTTTGTTTTCATCTAATTCTTGTTTAGCTTTTCCTGCTATTGATAATCTAAAGAAGGGAGAGTTTGGTGGAAGTAATAGTAATAAAAGTTTAGAAGCTAAATTGTTTACACCCCTAGCTCCTACAGATTGGAAGGGGTTATACAAATCAGAAGATGCTGTAAAACCATCTGGTTGTATTAGAGAGGGAATAGTGACTTCAGAACATTCTTCTGCTCTATCTAAGAAATGTTCTCTGTCTTGTTTTAATTTTGAATAACGCTGTTTTGCTGTATCTTTTGTAAAATTGTTATCCATGTATTCCATTTATTAAGCTATATTTAAAGTATTACTAGATGTCGCTGTATTAACTCCACTAGAAGTTTGTAATGCAGATGTACCTGACTTTTTCTTAGCTTTCTTTTTAAGTTTTCCATCTTGCTCGTCTGCTGTAACCAATGTTGGAGCTAAGTCATCACCAATAGGTGACATATTAACTGGTGGTGGAGCAGGTTTTACTTCAGGAACTTTAGGTTTTGATAAACACATAATTATTTCTCTGTCCTCTCTTTTAAAGTATTGATAAAATTTACAACGTCACGCTGACCTGCTTTAAAATAAATAGTTTTAGTATCATCTTTTAAATCAGGAGATTTTTCAGGATAAACTTCATTAAGTAGTTTAACTAAATCATCTACGTTATTTGGTAATGTTAAATCGTCCATTGTATTCGTCTAAAAAGGGAACTTTACTCCCACAAGCTCCCTGTTACTGTACCTTTGTTATATTCTGTAGCTCTATTTTCAAAGAAATTAGCATGTTCTACACCATTTAACACCCAATCTAACCAACCTAAAGGGTTTTGTTTAACACCAAAATTAGGTTTTAATGATAGTTGTAACAGTCTTCTGTCAGCAATATATCTAATATATTGTTTAACTTCTTCTGCTTTCAATCCTCTAATACCGCCCATACTAAATGCTAAATCAATGAATCTATCTTCTAATGCAACCATATCTCTAGCTGTTTGATAAATACTTGCTTTAAATTTTTCTGTCCAAATATTAGGATTTTCTTTTATTAATTGATGAAACAATTTAATCATACCATCTACGTGATGAGTCTCATCTCTAATAGACCATGTAACTATTTGACACATACCCTTCATTCTTCCGTATCTTTGAAAGTTTAGTAGCATAACAAATGATGCAAACAACTGTAAGCCTTCACCAAATGCAGAAAAACAAGCTATCTCTTTAGCTAATCCTTCTAATCCTTTACCTTTACTAGCAAATAAATACTCATGTTTATCAGCCATTTCTTTATATTCTTGAAATGCTTTGTATTCTTTATCTGGTAATCCGATTGTATCATTAAGTAATGAATAACTATGTGCGTGATTAGCTTCACTTGTAGCAAAAGAAGACAACATCATTCTAACTTCAGGTGATTTAAACTTAGGTATATACTTATCTAAGTATGCTTGAGCTATATCTACGTCACCTTGAGTAAAGAATTTAAGAATTTGTGATATAAGATTTTTTTCTTCTGCACTTAATCTTTCATTCCAGTCTCTTACATCTTCATGTAAAGGTACTTCACTAGGTAGCCAGTGCATTTTTTGTTGCATGTCGTAAGATTCAAAAGCCCATTCGTAATCAAATGGTTTGTAATGTACTCTTTCTTTAAATAAACTCATAGTTTGTTTTTTAACTCCTCTAAATATGTTTGTTCTTCTGAGTGGCAACACTCATTGTTGTTTTCTTTTTCTTTAGTATGTGTCTTACACTTCTTCTTTTTAAAAATAGAATCATAATTTTTTCTATATGCGTCAGTAGGAAGATGCACACCATCTCTAATTTTATAATCTTTAAAGCCCATAAATCAATTCTATCCCTTCTATTATAATTATTATTAATAATTCTATTGCTAAGATAGTATGATATACAGTCCATAAGACAGTTTGTTTAGGTGGTTTTCTTTTCCTACGTTTACGTCTTGGCTTATCCATACCATCAAATATACTACTATCCGTCATTATCCCTCACATGCTAAACAATCTGCTTCTGGTATGATTGTTCTTTCTATTTTTTTAGATACCAATTCTGCACGTTTAATTGCTTCTGAACGACAGTAATAAAGTGTCTTTAATTTTTTCTTCCAAGCTAACATGTGTATGTCATGTAACTCTTTAATGTTTACATCAGCAGGGACAAACACATTAACTGATTGTCCTTGACAAATATATTGTTGTCTATCTGCGGCATGTTCTATTACCCATTGTTGGTTAATTTCAATCGCAGTTTTAAACGTATCTTTTTCATAATCAGATAGCTCTTTAATATGAAGCACTGAGCCTCTATTCGCAAGTATTGAAGTCCAAGTCTTATCATTATTTATCTCCTTTTTTTCTAATAATTTTTCTAAGTATTTATTCTTAACTAAAAAAGAACCTGACATAGTTTTTTGCACATAAGCATTAGCTCTGTATGGTTCTATTGATGGTGATGTTGTACCACAAATAATAGATGAAGAAGCATTAGGTGCAATAGCTAGTAAATGTGCATTACGCATACCAGTATTTTCCATGTCTGGTGCTTCACCTCTTTTAATTGCTAATCTTTTAGATTCTTCTACAGCTTGTTCTTTCATCTTTTTAAATATTTTTAAATTTAATGACTTAGCTAAAGCAGACTCAAAAGGTATTCCTTTAGATTGTAAGTAAGCATGAAAACCCATAGCTCCTAAACCTAAACTTCTTTCACTTGCCGCACTAAATCTAGCTCTAAATAATTCGTCAGGTGCATTGTCAATAAAATGTTGTAAGACATTATCTAAGAATCTAATTAAGTCAGGCACAAACAATGTATCATTTTTCCATTCGTCATACTTTTCTAAATTTACAGAAGACAAACAACACACTGCTGTTCTATTTTCATTAGTAGGTAAAGTTATTTCAGTACATAAATTAGAATGATTAACTCTTAGTCCTAATTTCTTTTGAGGTTCAGGCAATGATTCATTAACAGTATCTATAAATGAAACATAAGGCTCACCAGTAGCAACTCTTGTCTCTAATATCTTTTGCCACAAGTCTCTAGCTGATACAGTACGTACTACTTTTTTTGTATGTGGGTCTATAAGATTCCAACTGTCATCATACGTAGGTTCTTTAACACAATGGTCTATTAATTGCATAAATTCATTAGATAAATTTACACCATGATGTAAGTTTAAACATTTTCTGTGCACATCACCACCACTAGGTTTACGCATCTCCATAAATTCTATAATTTCTGGGTGTGATATATCCATGTAAGCGGCATAACTACCACGTCTTGTTTTACCTTGTGAAAAAGCTAATACTTCTGAGTCTACTACGTGAAGAAAAGGTATTGAACCTGAAGATTGACTACCACCTGATGTAGCAGTACCATCACTTCTTACATCACCCCAGTAGCCACCGATACCACCACCAACAGAAGCTAACCAAGCATTTTCTGTGTAGTGTCCTGTTAATCCTTCTCTACTATCACCAACATAATTTAAAAAACATGAGATAGGCATACCTCTTTTTGTACCACCGTTAGATAAAATAGGTGTAGAAAACATAAACCAAAGTTTAGAAGCATAGTTATATATACGGTCTGCCATTTCATCATTGTCAGAAAATGCTTTAGCCGCTCTCATAAATCCATCTTGCGGTGATTCTTCTTGTGGTAAAAGGTATCTATCTTTTAATGTTGTCTTACCAAAATCAGTAAGTAATTCATCTCTATTATAATCTATTGTCATTGTTTATCTCATCTTTGTTTTTTATATCTAAATATCTCTTTCTATCTAGTGTTAAGTAATTAATTTCTATTGGGTCAAATTTATCTAATGCTTTAAATACAACATCTTTATTTAACTTACTACAAGTGTAGACATCTAATTGAATTATAGCAGGACTATCTTCGTCCCAAGAATGTAATGCTATGTGTGATGTTTCAATAGCTTGTAAGCAAGTTAAACCTCTGTTATCTTTTTTATCTACATAGACAGCAACAGTCTCACCTAAAGGTTTCATACCTAAATCATTTACTAAATTTCTTATCCATGCTTTTATACTATCTATTTGCACAGGTGGTTTTTTGACTGTTGCTCTGATTAAAATGTGTTTGTGTTCAAGCATACACCTCTAATCTTTTGTATCTGTTACAGTAGGTACACCTTCTTTTTCTATAATAATATCAATGTACTGTTTTGCTTTTTTTAAATCTTCTATGCCACCCTTCTTACGCCAACGTGTAATATATTTTACTACATTACCTTCACAGTAAGTTAACTTATTTTTTATAATATAATCAATAGGTTCTATCTCTGAGTTTGCATAGTGAGGTGGGTTTTTTATATTGTCCATAACTTAACCTTCCCTGTTTTCTTATTGTATTCACCATGTCTAAGTATGTGTGCTACTCTAGCTTGAGCTAAGGCTTCTTTAGCTGAGTAACCTTTGTCTTTGTAGATACCTTTAACTACTTTCCACAAATCTTTTAACTTAACATTAGTGTATTTTTGTATTAGTTTATTAGCAGTAACAACTCCAACACCATCTATGCCATCATAGCCATCAACCTTATCACCTGTTAATGTCTGTATCATAAATTGATAGTCAGCTAATCGTTGAGGTATCTGCTCTATTGTTTGTCCATCTTGAGATAAGTTACATGGTACTGTTCGTAAATCTTTATCTATACTGACAACAATTCTTTCTTCATTTAAAGAAGGTTCAGTTGCCAT